CTTGGTGCCAGCACCATTACAAGCCTTGTAACCTTCTTATTCACGCGCCGCAAGTATCTGGCCGAAGTGAAGGGCAGCGACCTTGAAAACCTGCAAAAATCATTGCAGATTTATATTGATATTGTCGAAGACAACAAAAAGCGAATCGACCTTTACCAGGCCGAAATTGAGCGATGCAACAAAGAAGTTTTTGCCCTGCGCACCGAAAACCGCGACTTGCGCAACCAACTGCAAAGCCTTTCGTTGCAAATCATTCGCCAATCAAAACCAAACTACAACCACGCACCTAACACCTAACAATATGCTGCACTTTGTATTAGAACGCCGCTGGCGCAAACCAGCCTACACCATTGGCCGCCTGTATCAGAACGGCACCTACCTTTGCAATACGATTGAAGACACCGACCGCGGCTTGCATTCTAATATGGCAGCCGCACAGATAGCCAAAATAAAGGTGCCCGACCAAACGGCCATACCAACAGGCAGTTATAAGGTAGTTTTGAGCGAAAGCCCGAAATTCAAACGCAAATTGCCCGAAGTTTTGAACGTGCCCGGCTACACAGGCATTAGAATACACAAAGGAAACACCGCCGACCACACAAGCGGCTGCCTTATTCCTGGCGAAAACACAGCGACGGGCCGCGTTACCAACTCGGAAAAATACGAGAAATTGATAGTTGCCGCCATTGCCGCCGCCGAAGCAAAAAAAGAAGATGTTTGGCTCACAATCATTTAACAATGCGGACTTTAGTCAAGGCCATATTAGTAGTATTTGTTTTTGTTGTAACAGCGGCAACCGTTACCAGTTGCCGCACTGGGCGCACCGTTACCACCGTAACGGCCGACAGCGTAGCCACGCACACGGCCACAACAACGACCGCCCACACGGTTGCCGATTCGGTTGCTCATAGCGAATCAGGCGCAACCGTGGCCAACGTCGTGGAGCACGTTGTAACAACAACAGTGCTTTACGACACGGCGGGCCGCGTAACCGCAACCACCACAACAACCACCGACCGCACAACAGCCACCGCCAGCCACACCACCGCCGCCACCATTGCCACACACACGGCAAAGGACACCGCCGCCACTGTTGAGCGCGACACGGCAGCCGTGCACCACGCCAGCCACACCGAAGCAACCAAAGAACCAGCCGCCACCGCACGCACAGGCGGCCTGCGCCTTCGCCTTCGCTGGCTACTGTTGGGCATTGTTGCCGCCCTTTGCCTTTTTGCTTACCACCGCTTTAAGCAATTTGCCAACCACGATTATTGGAAAAGTTAAATGCGCCACGTTCTAATTGTCAACTACAACACGCCCGAACTCACGGCCGCAGCCATTGCAAGCCTGAATAAGCACACGCCCGACTGCATTGTGCACCTTCTCGACAACTCGGACGCCCGACCGTTCACGGCGTTTGCCGACTTCGCCAACCTTGACTATATCGACAACACCAGCGGGCAAATTATCGACTTTGCCGCCTTTGTGGCTTCGTTTCCTGACCGCGGGCCAACCGTCAACAATTACGGCAGCGCGAAACATTGCCTATCGATTGAATTGATTTTAAACCAACTCAACCGCCCCGTGGTGCTAATGGATAGCGATATTTTGCTTAAACGCGATATTGCCCCGTTGTATGACGATGCGTTGTTGTTTCAGGGAACAACTACCTACAAACTTAACACCAACCCAAAAATTTGGCGCGTGCAGCCGATATTGTGCTATATCAACTGGCCGCTGTGCCGAAGGCTTGGAATCAGTTATTTTAACGGCCAAAAGATGAGCCGCCTTGTGCCTGGCTACAATGGCCGCTACGATACGGGCGCGTGGTTCCTTGAACAAATCACCAACCGCCGACTAACCAATTACCGACGAATCAGCCTTGCCGATTGGTGCCTTCATTTTGGCGGCGCAAGTTACCGCGGCAAATCAACCGCCGATTTTCTCAACCAAAACGCCGACCTTTGGCAATAGCCGCCCGTCTTTTTTGCCACCGCCAACCGCCATTATTTTGGTGTGTATAAACAAATAATTGCACGCAATTATGGCAATCGGAAACACAACAGAAGTAACGCTCAACATTAATAGTCAGAACGCGAAAGCGCGACTTGAGGAACTTCAAAAAATGACGGGCAACCTTACCGAATCTATCAAAAAGGCATACGACGCGGGCGACACGAAGACCGCCAAAGCGTTAACCGCCGAACTTAAGAAGACCAACAAGGAAATCGCCGATATTCAGAAAAACAGCGACAACCTGGCCGCTGCAATGAAAAATTTAAGCACGGCCACACCGAAGGAACTGCGCAAAACGCTGGCCGCAATCAATAAGGAACTCAACAGCGGCAACGTGGCACGCGGCAGCAAAGAATGGCAGATGTATAACCAGCAATTAGTGCGCGTCAAAGCCGAACTTGCAAAAATCAACGACGAACAGAAGGCCGCCGCCCCGCTTTCGCAACGGCTTGGCGATGCCTTCGGACGTATGAAGGGACTTGCGCTGGCCGCTGGCGTCGGCGTGGCTGGGCTTGGCGCGTCGCTGGCAAAAATGCGCGAATATCGCGACCAAAAGGACACAAGCCGCGCAGGACTGCAAGCCCTTACAGGCTTGGACGATGCAAGCGTGGGTTGGCTGCAACAGCAAGCCGAACAGATGAGCCAGACAATGGACGAAACAGGCCTGCGCGTTACGCAATCGGCCAGCGAAATAATGGAGGCTTACAAGTTGGTTGGTTCGGCAAAACCTGAATTGTTGGCCGTAAAAGAAGACCTTAACAAGGTAACAATTGAGGCAATCAGACTGTCGCAAGCCGCTGGCATTGACCTTAACCAGGCTGTAACCGCCGTAACAACTTCAATGAATCAGTTTGGCGCGTCGGCCAACGAGACAGACCGCTACGTTAACGTTTTGGCCGCAGGCTCAAAAGTTGGCGCGGTTGCCGTTGAAAATATCAACGAAGCCGTGTTAAAATCGGGCGTTGCCGCTTCGCAAGCGGGGCTAAAGATTGAGGAACTTGTCGGCGCAATTGAGACTATCGGCGAACGCGGCTTACAGGGCAGCGATGCTGGCACGGGCCTTAAAAACTTTTTCCTGACACTTTCGAAGGGTGCAGACGACACCAACCCGAAAATAGTAGGAATGCAACAGGCACTCGAAAACCTGAAAGCCAAAAACTTGAGCACCGCCGAAATGGTGCAGATGTTCGGCAAAAACGCCTACAACGTGGCCAGTATTTTGGTTGATAGCACCGACGCTTTCGCAAAATACACCGAAGGCGTAACGGGCACGCAAACGGCTGTCGAGCAAGCCGCAATAATGGGCGACACCTTCGCCGCCAAATCGGCACAACTCAAAAACGAACTGGCCGAACTGGGGCAAAAGATTCTGCAAACACTGCAACCCGCCATTAACGCCTTTATGGACGGTGCAACGGGTGCGCTCAAAGTTATTGCCGCCCTTGTTAAAGCGTTCAAAGACTACGCCGTTGTTATTGTGCCGTTGGTTACGGCCATTGTGGCCTACAATGCCGCAATAGCAATCCAAAACGCCCTTAACTCAAAGGCAATTACAACGGTTGCCGCCTACATTAAGCAGATATTTTCGGCCACGGCAGCAGAAAAAGCCGCCACCGCCGTAAAATCGCTATTCGCAGCCGCCACCGCCTTGTTAACGGGCAACGTTAAAAAGGCGACCGTTGCGTGGAAAGCCTTTAGCACCGCCCTTAAACTTTCGCCAATAGGCCTTATTGCCGCCGCAATTGCCGCTATTGTGGCAGGGTTGGCAATCTGGATAAAACGCAGCCGCGAACTCACGCAGGAGCAAAAGAACCAAAAGGCCGTGGCCGAAATGAATCTTGAAATCGAAAAGAAGGTTAACGACCAGACAGCCGACGAAATCGCCAAAATAAAACGCCTGCAATCGGCTATTCACGACAAAAATTTGAGCGAAAAGAAACGCACGGAGGCAATAAAGGAACTGCAAAAGATTATTCCGCAATACAACGCAACAATCACACGCGAAGGCGAGATAATCAACGAAAACACCGCCGCCGTTAACGCTTATATCGATGCCCTGAAACGCAAGGCGCGGGCAATGGTTGTGGAAGAAAAACTTACCGAAATCAGCCGCTCAAAACTTGACGTTGAAACCGAACTCGAAGCCAACGAGAAAATCGTAGAATCGTACAAACAAAGCCTTGAGGAAATCCAGGACGCGCAGCAAGCGTTTTTCGCACAAGGCCACAATATGGGCGACTGGGCGGGCGAAATCTTTGGCAAAGGCTCAATTTACGAAGGGTTGAGCGCAGAGGCGCGAATTTTGGCCGAACAACAATTGCAATGGGACGGCAGCGCAAAACAGATGCAAAAGGCCGCGTTGGTTGCCGAAGAACGCATAAAGGAACTTCGCGCCGAACTTGCGCCGCTGTTGGCACAAGAAGACAACCTTATTCAGTGGGTTAACCAACACGCCGACGAGGCTGGCGTTCCTACTGGCGGCACGGGCGGCAATGCCGACGAGGGCGCAAACGGCAGCCGAAACGACCAACTGCAAGCCCTTGAACAGCAAGCCGAAAAAGCACGAATCGAAATCGAAAAGGCTATGCAAGAAGGCCGCACAACCTATGCGCAATACCGCAAAGACTTACTCGACGTTGACAAATGGTTGATTGACCGCCAACAGGCACTGTTTGCCGTATCAGAAGCCGACTGGCAAAAGTACGAGCGCAAAAAGTTGAAACTCAAAGCCGACTACGTGGCACTCGACAACGAACTTTTGCAACTCGAAGCAAAGGACGCAACGGCAGCCTTGCAAGTGCGTTACGCTCAACAAAAGGTTACAACGGAGCAATACCAATCGGAACTTTTGCAAATCGAAATCGACACCCTGCAACGCCGCTTGGCACTTTATAAGGAAAACAGCCTCGAATATGCCGAACTCAACAACCAACTGGCGCAAAAGTTGGCCGAACAGGACAAACAGACACGCGCTCGCGCAATTGCCGAAATCGAAGCCGATTATAAGCAACTCACCAACCTTCTGGCTTTACGCTATGCCAAAGGCGAAATGAGCGAAAAGGAATACAACGAGGCTGTTTTTCAGGCCGAAATTCAACACCTTATTCAGGTGCGCAACGCTTACGTCGAATTTTCCGACGATTATATTGCCACGCAAAAGAAAATCGAAGACGCCGAAGCCAAACACCAACAGGAACTTGCAAAGGCTTACAACGAAGGACTTAAGGCTTTCAATAGCCAATATACCACCAAAATAGCCCTGCAAGAATATACCGAAGGCGCGGCGCAAATTGATGCGATGCTGGAGGCTGGCGACGTGGCCTTTGCCGATGCCGCCCGTGCAAAATCAGACCTGGCGCAAAAATTGCTCGACGCCGAAACAAAACAGATTCAGGCGGGCAATCTGTCAATTATTGACACCTACAAGGCGCGGTTCGAAGCCATTGAAAACCTTGAAAAGAAGGGCGTTTTAACGCACGAACAGGCCGAAGCCGCAAAGGTGCAAGCCACAAACGATATGCTGGGCCAAATCAGCAACCTATATCAGGAGGCCTGGGGCAATATCGACACCATTTTGTCGGCGTCGAGCAACCTAATTCAGGCAAACGCCGACCTGGAAACGGCCAAAATCGAAGCCGAATACGAAAAACGCATTGACGCCGCAGGCCGCAACCACCGCAAGGTTGAGAAACTGGAAAAGGAACGCGACCAGAAAATTGCCGCCGAAAAGACGAAAGCCAACGAAAAGGCAATGAAAATACAAATTGCGCAAGCTATCGCAACTGGAGCGCAGGCCGCTGTGAACGCTTACAACGACGGTTTAGCTGTGGGCGGTCCTGCTGGACTGATTCTGGCACCGATAGCAGCCGCCGCCGCTGTGGCCGCCACCGCTATGCAAATAGCAACCATTCGCAAGCAACAACAGGCGCAGGCTGCGGGCTACGCTTCGGGCGGTTTTACACCATCGGGCCGTTGGGACGAACCGCAGGGCATTGTGCACTCTGACGAATTTGTTGCAAACCGATTCGCCACGGGCAACGCCGAAATTCGCCCCGCGCTTAACCTTATCGACCGCGCACAACGTAACAACACCGTGGGCAGCCTAACCGCCGACGATGTAACCGCAAGCCTTTACAGCCGAACCAGCCCCGACGTGGTTAAGGCTGTCAACGCTCAAACGCCAGCCGCAGGCGCAACACCGCAAGCCGCCGACAATGCCGCAGCACTTGAGGCCAACGCAGCCGCAATTGCCGCCAATGCCGATGTTTTGCGCCGCCTGTCTGACCAACTCGACGAAGGCATTACAGCAATAGCCAGTATTGACGGCCGCAATGGTATCGACCGCCAGCAAAAGAAGTATAACCAATTAATCAATAATGCACGATGACACAACTATATATCGACGGCCACCTTTGCGACCTGCCAACCGACTTCAAAATTACGTTGGTAACTGAAAACCTTTACTTTAGCAAGGCTTCGACGTACACTTACGACGTTAAATTGCCGATGCTGCCGTTTAGCAATAACGCAAAGATATTCGGCCACCTTAACCGCTTCGACAAATCGCTTTCGACGCGCAGCTGGCCAGCACAACTTATTGTTGATAACAAGGTAATAGTCAACGGCACCGCCGTTGTGGTTGGCATTACAGACGATAGTATTTCGGTGCAACTTTTGCAGGGCAATTCAGAACTCAACTGGAAACAACGCTACGAGAAAACCTATATCGACGAACTCGACTTGGGGACCGCTGCCGAATGGGGACTGCAAAGAACTGTTTTAGGAGCCGACGAACAGCCGACCATTGCGCCGATTGATTCGCTGGCAACCACCGTGCCAAACGGCACAAAGAAAATGTTTAAAGTTGCCGACGTGGAAGCCTACAACAATGGCAATGTGTTGTTTACACCTATAAAGAACCGCGAAACCGACACGAAAATGAATAATATACGTGTGGTTGGCGGCAACGTTTACCTTTCAAAGGCAGACGTTGTTAAAATCGACGAAAGCGGCATTCTTTACCCTGCCAGGACCGTGCCGCAGCCAAAATTTTCTTTGATGCTCAACAAGGTTCTTACAGCACTTGGCCTGACAATCACCGTTAACGAACTGGCCGACAATGTGCTTTATAATAACCTTTTTGTGGCTAACAGTACGTCGTTGTGGAATATTGCCGAAATTTTGCCACACCTAACTGTCGTCGATTTTATCGAACAAGTGCAAGTATTGTTTGATTGTTTTATTGTAATCAACAACGACAACACCGTTGAAATTTACTTGAGACGAAACTGTTACGGCAGTAGCAATGCCGAAAACCTATTAATCGAAAAAGTTGTTGATGAATACAACGTAGATGTGGACAATGAGGCCGCCGAAATAAACAACGACAAAGCAAAGGTTTACGATATTAGCTATGAAGATTTTGGCAAAGATTTTCTCGGACACGAATTTGACAGCGTGCCAATAGTAACCGCCGACCAGTTGCCTGCGTCACCAACAGAGAACCCAAACGTGTTTGCAATCAACCCGCAAGGGCACAAAGTTTCGTCGCCTTATATTAATGGCAGCAACAAAATTGCAGGGCAACCAATTGACCATTTCCAAATTTGGCCAGCCGACACCAACGAAGAATTTACGCTCAAATTTGTGCCAGTTTACGGCGAATACTTGACACACACACGTTACCACATTAAAAACGGGAATAATGATGTTGTTTGGGAATTGTATTATTATGCAAATCAGGCTATTGGAATGATGACAATAGAAGACACCGAAACAACCGTGCAAGATATTCTCGACGAAAACGGCACGCTGCCTGAAAAGCAATACACCGAAACGCTTTGTCTGGGTTTTCCTGCGCAGGCTTCAATGGTGTTTCCTGGCGGTTCTTACCAATACAAATATTTAACTGCTTTCCGCAAAACTGCATCGACAACCCCCGCCGACGATTGGGACGGCGACCAAACCGCTATTAATGTAGCGGCGCAAACTTACGACCTGTCATTAATGCCGCTCAAAGACGAAAACAACAACAAAATCAAAAACTTAAATAGCCAATTTTACGAACAATCAACACCAATAGAAACCGCACACACCTACGCTGTTACCTTTGTAACCGACCAAATGTTTGATGCGAAACAACAATTTTTAATTAAAAATCAATTGTTTGCCTGCAAACAAATAAAATACACAATAAACGCCCGCGGCTTCGAAAAGATAGCCGAAGGCGAGTTTTACAAACTTTAGGTGTATATTCGCGGCGCGAATCACCTAAAAAGCAACAGAATGAACAAGGCTAAAGGCTTGTTTCTCAATTTGTTATTATTTAACGTTTTACGGCCAATTTACGCCGCAAAACGTTTTTTTTCTTATATTTTCCTTTGTTTCAATATTTTGCGTTTTGCCGTCGTGGCGGATTCCCAAGCTGAAGGCCGCGGGTTCGAACCCCGTTACCCGCTCAATATAAAAGCCGTGAAAATCACCTATTTGCACGGCTTTTTACAGCGTTTTTCAGTTGCAAAAACTTTCGTTTTCAACATTGAGGGTTGCACCAAAACGCAAAACAAATCACCTAAAAAACAGCACTTTAGAAAATTTTTGCGAAAGTTTTACGAAGCACGGCGCAAGCCTTGTTTCGCTTCGCTGTTGTTTAATCAAAAAATAAACGTAACTCAAAATGTTAAGTATCAAACCAATAGTGTATAAACACTACCGACGCGCCGACGGGCTGTTTCCTGTGAAAATTCGCGTAACCTATCGGCAACAGACGCGCTACTTCGACACGCCGCTTGTGGCAACTCGAAAGCAACTAACAAAAGACCTTAACAACATTGCCGACTATCGGCTTTTTATGGCTGCCGCCAAAGTGGCCGAACAGATGCGCGACACGCTCAACGCCAACGTGCTTCAGATAAACACCATTGCCGACGTGCAGCGCATTGTCAACGTGCAGGCAAAGCCGCTACCCACCGTGGCCGACTTCGGGCGCGAACTGGCCGACCGCTGGACCGCCGACCGCCGCGCACACACCGCCGCCAACTATCGCACCGCCATTGCCCGATTAGATGAGTTTGCCCCACGCTGCCAGTTTGCCGCCGTTACGGTGCCGTTTCTGCAACGCTACGAGGCTTTTTTGCGCTCAAAGGTTGGCAGTCGTGGCGTGCAGATGTATTTAAGTTGCCTGCGCAAAATTTACAACGCCGCTATCGACGAATTTAACGCCGACGGCGCGGAGCGAATAAGGCGCAGCCCCTTCGAGCACTACAAAATACCAGAACCAGAACCGACCAAAAAACGCGCCCTGACCGTTGACCAACTGCGCCAAATTGCCGACTGCCAGGCAGCCGACCCGATAGCCAACTTCGGCCGCGATATTTTCCTGTTATCGTTTATGTTTTGCGGCATTAATACGGTTGACCTTTACAGCCTTACCGAACTAACCGACACCGCCCTAACCTACAACCGCAGCAAGACGAAGGGCAAACGCCGCGACCGCGCACTGTTGACCGTGGCCGTGCACCCCTTTGCCGCCGACCTTTGCCGACGCTATGCCGACCCGAAGGGCAAAGGCTTTGCCTTCAGGCACACGTACAGCAACGCCGAAA